ACTCCGACTACATTGCTGCTAGAATACGTTCAGAACATTTCGATGAAGTCTGGGGCATTAATTGCGTAGGTGGTATCATTCATGTTGATAAAACTATAATGATGGACCCCGTATCTCGGTTCTTGGACTCAGATGATGCGGGATCACAGACGGGAATAGCTCGACAATTCTTAGAAAATAATACTAAACCTATCATTACTTGTGAAATGGACAATCGAGTAAAACATTTAGAGCCGTATCCCTTGGAAGAAGTTATTAAAGAACTTAACATTTGTTATTTTAACAACACCGTTCCTTATGCAATTGCGTATGCGATATACTATGGGGCAAAAGAACTTTGTTTATATGGCTTAGATTACACATACAAGAATGTAAGTATGGCAGAAGCAGGAAGAGCTTGCACAGAGTTTTGGTGTGCTATTGCTACCACTAGAGGCATAAAGATAGAGGTTGCACATAGTTCTGGGCTTTTAGATACGAATGTGCCGGAGAATGAAAAGCTCTATGGGTATCACAGATTGGATGATCCTTTAGTGCAGTCACATAAGTCGGGAGGCCTATTAATAACTAGGCAGTCTAAGGTAGAGCCACCAGAGCCATTGGATCAAGATCCGATAATCTTTGGGAGGCACGATCATAAACACATGAATGGGGGAGAAGTAACAAATGTTTAGTGTAAATGGAGGAGTAGAAACAGGTTTTGTTAACGTAGTTTCGTCGGACAATGGTGGACTAAGTAACGATCAAATTTCTGATATGGCGACAAATAAAATTGTTGCGGTGTCCGAAACAGCACCAGAACCGATTAGGCAACAAGCGCAAGCTTTTTCAGAAAATGTACGAAAAGTCGTGCATTATCATATAGAGTTGGCTAGACGTGAGGAACGTGCTACTATAACTCATAAATTAAGAGAGGCTGGTCACCCCGACCTAGCCAACGCTATAAGGAGAATATAAAATGGCAATCACACAAGCAATGTGTACATCTTTTAAGACACAACTTTTGACTGGAACACATAACTTTGCTACTAACGGAAACGCTTTTAATTTAGCATTATATGCTATTGGTGGCGGCGGAAAATCAAGCACAACTGCAACTCTTGGCGCAACAACTACTGTGCTTGTAACAACTGGAGAAGTAGCTTCAAGTGGAACGTATGTTACAGGTGGTTTAGCTTTAACTAAAGTTCAGCCCGCAGCAAGTGGAACAACAGCAATCACTGATTTTGGTGACAGAAGTTTTACAACTGCGTCTATTACGGCAAGAGGTGCTTTGATATACAATGACACTAACGGGAATAAAGCAGTAGCAGTTCTTGATTTTGGATCAAATAAAACATCCACTTCAGGTACGTTTACTATTCAGTTCCCTACGTTTGATGCTTCTAACGCTATAATCCGTATCGCTTAAAGGAGTAACATCCTTTGGCGAATATAGGTTGGGGTCAGAGTACTTGGGGCAATAATTATTGGGGCGGTCAACTAGATGTTGCCGTCACCGAAACGGGTGTTGCTGGAACAGGGGCAATAGGCACCGCAAACGCTTCGTCTGTGCATGTAACTACCCCAACGGGTGTTCAAGCAACTTCGGCTGTAGGTTCAGTACTAGCTAAAATTCCTATTACAGCGGTAGTAACAGGTGTCGAAGGCTCAATGCCGTTTGGCGGTTGGGGCGAAGATGGATTTGGACAAGGTAAGTGGGGCGGCATAGTTGCCGAAGGAGTGCCTGTTGGCGGCGGGTTAGTAGCGGGTCAAGTAGGAACTGGTGCAGTAGGCACAGTAGCAGTTGTTGGAACAGGATTAGTGATAGAGACGGGTGTTGCTGGAACAGGGGCAATAGGTTCTGTACTTGCTGGTGCTGGTGCGCTAGTTACTGAGACAGGAATGGTTGGCTCAACAGGACTAGGAAACGAGTCCGTTTCAGGTACAGCACTTGTCACCCCTTCAGGAGTTTCTTCGATAATTCACCTAAGTGGTTATTCTGCTACAACAATTACAAAAACAGTGACCGTGCAAGTTGTAAGCGGAGCCAACAAATATTATATCGATGGCGTGCTACAACAAACCCAAGAGTTGTTTGAGCGAAACACTTATAAATTTGATCAGTCCGACTCTTCTAACAACGGTCATCCTTTCCGATTTTCCACTACGTCTAATGGATCACACAATAGCGGATCAGAATACACCACTGGGGTAACGGTGAATGGAACTCCAGGTCAAGCGGGTGCATACACACAGATAACTGTACCAGAGTTTGCTCCAACATTATATTATTACTGCACACAACACTCTGGTATGGGTGGCACAGCGAATACACCTTTTGTGTATAACGTACTACCTACTACAGGCGCACCGGTTACAAATGCCCCTGCTATGACTTCGGGGCTTGGATCGGTAATAACGGTACAAACAGCACTAATAACTCCTACAGGAGTTTTTGGAACACCAGCCATAGGAACTCTTGCCATGCAAGGGTCATGTGTGTTAACTGTTACAGGAGTAAATGCAACAGGTGCAACTGGCGAAGAAAATATATGGGGTAATATAGTCCCCTCTCAAACCCCAATTTGGACTGAAATCGCGGCATAAGGAACACTTAAAATGGCAAGCACATATGTAAATAACCTCAGACTTAACGAGATGGCTACGGGCGATCAATCAGGTTCTTGGGGTACAGTAACAAACACAAATTTGGAATTAATCGGTGAGGCTCTCGGATGGGGAACTAGGGCGATTGCAAACGCTTCAACAGACAATATTACAATAGGTGATGGTACGTCTGACGCAGATCGCAGTATGGCTCTTAAACTCACGGGCGGCGGTCAATCCTGTACAATAACAATTTTACCAAACACATCGTCTAAAGTTTGGTTTATGTATAATGCAACAGCGGCTACTTTAACTTTTTCAGCGGGTAGTGGCGCGAATGTTGCTATTTTAGCTGGAGAAACAAAAGTTATAGCAACTGACGGACTTGGCGGCGGCGGTGTAGTTTATGATATTTTAACGGGTGTTAACTTAGCAGGTACAACTAAAACTGCGGCTCTTACAAACGCTGGAGACATGTTGGTTGGTGACGATCTTACTCTAAACTCAGACGGATCAGTTCTCGGTTTTGGTGCAGACACTGACACTACCTTAACACACAGTGATGGTTCTGGTCTTACTCTAAACGGTACAAACAAAATTATGTTTAATGATGGGACTCAATTTATTCATGCTACTAACGCAACAACATTAAATCTTGCGGCGACAGACGAAATTCAAATGGATGCCACAGCGTTTGATATAAACGGTACTATGGATGTCAGTGGTGCTATGACGAATAATACAGCGGCTGTTAAAATCGCGGGCCTAGAAACAATATATGTTCCTGCGGCGGCAATGTATCCAGAAACAACAGGCGGATCTTCCGTCTTAACACAAGTAGAATTATCTAACGGCCCAGAATTATCTGTTTTAGATTTTGCGGCAGATGCTGACGATCACGCTCAGTTCTCCGTTATCTTTCCTAAGTCTTGGAACGAAGGCACAGTTACTTTCCAAGCGTTTTTTACTGTAACGGGAACTAATACTGGTACGGTAGCATGGGGGTTAGCGGGAATATCTAGAGCAGACAATGCCGATTTAAATACAGCTTTTGGAACAGCGGTAGTTGCAGCAGCTAAAGCTCATAGTGGGACATCAAACGATTTAGATGTAGCCAACGTAAGTGGTGCAGTTACGATTGCAAACGCTGCGGTGGATAGTTACACTTTCTTTAGAGTTTTAAGAGACACCTCTGCGGATTCTCAATCAGGCGCGGCACGTTTAATGGGCATTAAATTGTTCTTTACCACGGACGCTAAGAACGATTCATAAGGAGTAGGCCATGACGGGGTTTGGATATAACGTAAACGGGTTTGGGGCTTATGCATCTAGAGGTGTTGGACTAGACGCTTCTGCCGCATCAAGTGCTAATCTACAAACTTTATTTAACAATTCGGTTGCGGATAGTTGGGCATCAGGAACACCTAAAACGTATGACATAGGTGCTATAGATATGGGTATCCTTACCGTTCCTTCTGGAATGGGCGGAACTTTAGAAATAAATATTGCATCTGGTGGAACTGTTCGAGGAGTGGCTGGTGCGGCTGGTTCAGCGGGATCGGCTGGTTCAGGAAACGGACAGGCTGGTAGCGCGGGCGGCGCGGGCGGCGCGGGCGGCGCAGCAATTTCAGTGGCCTCTACTGGTGTAACAATTAACGTGGTCGGATCTCTTCAAGGTGGCGGCGGCGGTGGCGGCGGCGGTGGCGGCGCGGGATCAGGAGGCCAAGGACGGACTACAAATCAACTTGCAAATATATGTAAGTATTACTATCAGGGCTTCCCCTCCCAATGTACGGCTGGCGGCTCGTATGCAGGTTCGGGTCAGAATTGTTCTGACCCTGAGAACATGTCCCAATACACATGTATTGCTTATGTTTACCACACAGGGGGGACTGGCGGCGCGGGCGGTGCTGGTTCTTTAGGCCAAGGATACAATCAAGCGGCAGGGTCAGGCGCAAGCGGAAGTAACGGTTCTGCTGCTTCAAATGCAGGAACAGGCGGAAACGGCGGCGCGGGCGGAGACGGCGGCGCATTTGGTGCAGCATCGGGAGCGGCAGCGGCAGGAGCGGTAGGAGCTAACTCACAAAGCAACGGCGGCGCGGGCGGCGCGGCAGGAGCGGTAGGAGCGGCAGGGCGAGCGGTTCTCTTTGTTGGTATCTCTGCCTATACGATCATAGGTGTTGACTCTGGGACAATAGCAGGCGCATATAATTAATGGTTACAATTACAGAGGAGAAAAACGTAACCATTAATTATATACTTTATCCAGAAGAGAAATATGCTATATGTGAGGCATGTAATTGGTTTAGAAGTTCTGTGAGGCAGTGTAAAAAATGTCTTTGCTTTATGCCTCTTAAAGTTCAAATCAAAGGACAAAGATGTCCTTTAAGAAAATGGTAAGGAGATAAGATGAAATTTACTATTAGAGAAATTATAAACGGCGTTGCTGTTGTTGACTTTGATGACGGTGCTTGGGCGGAAGTTCCAATGGCTGCTGTTGACACAGAAGCCGCCTTTATTCGGCATGTGTCAAGCTTTGCTACAAAAACATATCAAGCACCCTCATGGGCTTTACCAGAGGCTTCTAAAGATAGTGCTACGGTAGAAAGAACAGTCACCGTTCCAGACAATGGCGAGATTTATCCGGTTCTCCCTGATGATGCGGCGCAATGGTTAACAAAAAGAATAGAGGCGTATGGAGCAGTAGCGTCTCAAATTGAGTTTATTACTGAAAAGGGTCTAGCAGCTTGGCAGGAAGAAGTAGCGGCAATAAAATTGGCAAACCCTATCGTATAAGATTTTGATGAAGGGTTAACTTTGCCGTAAAGTATGTTATTATCCTACAAAGAGAATTTGACGGAGATTTAACAATGCCCCTACAGAAGCTACAGTATAGACCTGGAATCAATAGAGATGTAACTTCCTATACAAATGAGGGGGGCTGGGTAAACAGCGACAAAGTTCGTTTTCGAATGGGTTTTCCTGAGAAGATAGGCGGTTGGGTTAAATACTCTGCAAATGCTTATCTTGGTTCAGCCAGAAGTTTATTTTCATGGGTTTCTTTAAATGGAACTAAGTTTTTAGGAATGGGAACTTCTATAAAATATTATATTGTAGACGGAACTTCTTTTGAAGATATTACTCCTCTTCGAAAAACAACTACGGGATCAGCTACTTTTTCTGTTGGAGATGGATTTACCGTAGCCACTGTAACAGACAGTTCTCATGGCGCTAATGCTGGAGATTTTGTTACTTTTAGTAGTGTAGCATCTCTGGGAGGAAATGTTCTTGCTCCAATTCTCAACAAAGAGTTTGAGGTGCAAAGCGTCACAAGCCCTAACGCATACACTATAAATATATCTGCTACGGGTAACTCCAGTGACACGGGTAATGGTGGTGGAAGTACCGTTGCTAAGTACCAAATTGATTGCGGGCTAGATACACAGGTTGGCGGAACTGGTTGGGGGGCTGGAACTTGGGGGCGAGGAGGTTGGAGTACAGCAGCAGATGTTACTACTGAAGGAGAATTAGCCTTGTGGAGCGAGGATAACTTTGGAGAGGATTTACTGTTAAACCATAGAAATGGTGCTATATATTATTGGGATAAAAGTAGCGGGGTGGCTGCTCGTGCTGTAAATCTAACCTCTTTATCTGGTGCTTCGGATGTTCCTACAGTAGCGATGCAAATAATGGTTTCAGATAACTCTAGACATGTAATTTGCTTTGGAGCAAATACAATAGGAACATCAATTCAAGATCCTTTACTCATACGTTTTTCAAGTTCAGAGTCTTTAACAGATTGGACTCCAACTGCTACTAATACTGCGGGTGATTTAAGAATAGGTAGCGGTTCTAAATTTGTTACTGCAATAGAAACAAAACGAGAAATAATGGTTTTTACTGACACTTCTTTACATTCTATGCAATTTATAGGGCCACCTTTTACTTTTGGAATTAACGCATTAGCTACTGGAATTACCATAATGGGGCCAAATGCAGCGGTTGCAATTGAGGATTCTATATTTTGGATGGGTGAAGGATCTTTTTACACCTATCAAGGTGGTACTAAAGCTTTACCATGTACTGTAAGAGAACAAGTGTTTTTTGACTTTAATTACTCTCAAAAAGATAAAGTTTATGCTGCACATAACAGCGAATTTACGGAGATAACTTGGTTTTATTGCTCTAACACAAATTCTGTTGTTACAGGAGGAGACGGTCAGAACGACAGGTACGTTACTTATAATTACGGTGAAGGAGTTTGGTATTATGGAACTTTATCTAGAACAGCTTTTATGGATAGAGGTGTAAATCAATATCCTATTGGCGCTCAAGGCGGGTATTTATATAATCACGAAATAGGATATGACGACGATGGTTCTGCAATGGTATCGTCTTTGGAGTCCAGCCCTATGGATGTAGGTGAAGGCGAAAGAATGGTATTTATTAATAGAATTATACCAGATTTTACATTTCAAGGGTCTTCCACATCTGGAGCATCTCCTGCGGTAAACATGACTTTAAGTATGCAGGACTATCCAGGTAACTCTTATGGTCAGACTGAAACAGATACTGTAACTTCTTCTGCAATATCGACCACTACTGTTCCATTTGAGCAATTTACAACTAAAGCAGATATTAGATTAAGAGGTAGATCCTTTGCTATGAAAGTTTCTTCTACAGGTGTAGGAGTTCGTTGGAGGTTGGGAAGCCCTAGAATAAATCTACGAGCAGATGGTAGAAGATAATGAGTACAGTTACCCCATTTCCAAGGCTACCTACGCCACCATCTGAGATAAACACTACATATATTTCAGATTTAGTTAGAACCTTAGAGTCTTTTATAGAGCAAGTCCAAAACCCTGGAGGTTTAAGGGGGACAGAATTAACACTAACAAAATTACAATCAGGGAATAATGTTGGTTTAGAAACAGGGGCATTGTATGAATTGGAAGGATTTGTTAAGATAACACTAGCCAATATCCCAGCTTGTTCTGGGATATTTGGAACAGGCGTAATTGGAACAGTAACAGTATCGGTATCGTAATGGCTAGAACAGCAAAAGAGGCTCACTCAAGAGTGGACGGTTTAGAACCTAGAGTTACTAAGTTAGAAACTGAAAACCATATACAGTTTAAAGAAGTGTTCTACCGACTCAAGCGTTTAGAAGCGTTTTTAATAACTGGTCTAAGCGCAACTATTGCTATGTTAGTAAGTATATTTTTTAGAATGGGATAATATGAGTTTTAAAAAAATATTAGCGTATTTGTTATTTTTCATGGCTATAGTAATAATAGCCCACATTACAGTATCTTCGATTGCATACGCGGCTGATTCTAACACAGTTTCTAGTACTGTAGTTACAGATAAGTCTGTTCCTACAGCAAGCGCACCCTCTGTCGTAGTAAACAATAGTGATGTGTGTAAGAGTGCGGCGGCGGCGAGTGTGCAGACTCAGGTTCTAGGTATAGCCACAGGCATTACTATTACAGATGAGAACTGTGAGCGATTAAAACTTAGTCGTGGTCTTTACGTTATGGGAATGAAAGTGGCTGCGGTCTCTACACTTTGCGGTGATTACCGTATTTTTGATGCCATGTGGATGGCGGGAACTCCTTGTCCGTATATGGGGAAGATTGGAGATGATGCTAAAACTGCGTGGCTAGGCGAAGGTATGGGAATGATACCAGAAGACTCTGCAATAAAAGAAAACATTTTAACTACTAGGTTAGTGAAAGAGAAGAAAATAGAGAAGGTAAAGAAGAAAAAAGTTAAACCTAACAAAAGGCCGATTGATGCAGAAAAAGTTAAGTTATGGGCTACTCCTCTTGGGATTCTTAGCCTGCTCCTCCTTCTCTAAAGCAGATGACGTTTGCCCTTCAGGAACTGTAGGTCTGTGCGATCCCGCAGTCATTGAGACAATTGTTGAAAGTATAGATATAACCACTCAAAATGATGGTGCGGGTACACTTACGACCACAGTGACTACTACAACTACAACCACAGATACGGTAGTCAATACTGACTCAGGAGATATTCTGAATGGTGATAATGATTTTGTGGCAACAAAATATGAGGGCGATATGGACAAAGACTGGGGAGGCCAAGGCCCAGCTTTAATATCCTCTGGTTCTACTTGTGGTGACTTAGGTACAGACAAATGCGCTCAGATAACAGGGTCTGGCAATAGCACATCTACGATGGGTGTCAGTGGTATGGGTACTACATTTAAACAAACAATAAACATCTCTAATATGAGTATAGAAAAAGGTGGTCGCACCAACTACACAATTAAAGTAGATAAGCAAGACGCAAGCGACAGCATATATATGCACATTACAGGTAAAGATGGTTCTACAGTGCGCTTTGCAGGTACAGATGTCTTGTCAGCCGCTGGAGTAAATACAGGGTACGCATCATATACAGGAGGGTTTAACTTTGCAAATAGCCTTACGTCTCTTATCATTGAGATAGGAGGTAGAGATATAAATCTCAGTATCGGTCCTGTGTTCGATGACGTAACTATTAATGTTATATACAACGTAGTGTCTCAAATTGTACAACAAACTATAACAACCTTAGAACAGTATGTTTATCTTAACGGTGACGCTACGCAAGAAGAGCTGGATATTGTAGAAGATATATTCGAACATAATGACGTAGTAGAACAACCTGATGGGGGCTATGACTTGGAGCCTATTGATGATGGGGGAGTAGATGAGACCTCCTATGAGATGGTGGAACTAGAGTTAGAGCTTGAGATGGACTTTGAGATGCCCGACATAAACGTAGATTTTGACATGCCAGACATTAATATGGAGCCTCCTATAACAGATATGGATGTAGAGATGGAAATGGAAATGGATATGCTACCTCCTCCAGATGCGCCACCACCTCCTGAACCAGAACTTTCCCCACCTTCTAATACAGAAGAGCCAGAACCCGAAGTAGAAGCTCCTGTGGAGAAGATAGTGGTGGCTGCGGCAGAGCCAGAACCAGAGCCTGAAACTGAAACAAAAGAAGAAGTTAAGGAGGAGACGAAAGAGGAAGTTAAAGAAGAGCCAAAAGAGGAGCCGAAAGAGGAGGTTAAAGAAGAGCCGAAAGAGGAGGTTAAGGAGGTAGTTAAGGAGGAGACAAAGAAAGAAGTTGAGGTAGTAAAGAAAAAAATAGTTAAACCTAAAACTAAAGAGCAGAAGAAGGACGACAAACAAAAAGCGGGAACAAAAATTGTTAAGAAGATGGGCGACAAGGGTAGGTATGATAATAGCAATCAATTAAAGACCCTTATTATTATGAACGTAATATCAGATGCAAAGAGCTTTTTTAACGCTCAAACTATGTTACAGGACACACCAGGCTTTTTTTCTAGCGCGACAGTGCCAGATGCGGTATTGTCTGATAACAATGTAGCGGCTTACCTGATGATGGTCGGGTCTAGTCAGAAGATGAACAGTTTAATAAACAGTCAATATGAGTAGGGAAGACTATGAAAAAAGGTTTGTATGCTAATATAAACGCTAAGAAAAAAGCGGGAACATCCAATTCAAAAAAGAAAAGCACGATCACACCGAAGGCATATGCTAATATGAAAGCGGGCTTTCCTAAGAAGAAGAGGTCTTAAATATGTATGAGTATGCGGTAAAGGAAGTCGTAAGAGTGGTAGATGGTGACACTATAGATGTGCTTATTGATCTTGGCTTTGATCTCACGAAAAAAGAACGTATTCGTCTCGCAGGAATTGATACTCCTGAAAGCAGAACACGAGACTTAGAAGAAAAAGCATTGGGTCTAGAGGCTAAAGATTTCCTACACGGCTTGTTAGACAACG